GCTATTTCCGAAAAGACCACGGCCGACTACTTTGCTATCTGTGTGCTGGGCGTTGATAAAAAGGGCGAGATTTGGCTGCTGGATGTGTTCCGTGATCGCATCCCGGACATTGACGACCAAGTGAATAAGATTATCGAGTACGCTACTCGGTGGCGGCCGAACAAGATTAAGGTCGAGGCTGTGCAGTATCAGGCGGGCTTGGCCCGGGCGGTCCAGAAAGCTGCGGCTGCAGCGCACGTTCATTTGCCTATATTTAAGGTCGTGCCGGACAAGGATAAATTCCGCCGTGCCGTAATCCACTCGGCTAACTTCGCCGGCGGTCTGGTCCACATCAGAACAGATATGCAGTTCTTTGAGGCGTTCGTTAAAGAGATTCTTGATTTCCCTGTTGGCGAACACGATGATATGTTCGATGCCTTTATGCATGCGGCCGAGGATTTGGTACAGCGATTTAAGGCGAGGACATTTGCTAGTAAACCTAAGAGCTTTTAGTGTTATGATTTAAACATGCAGGACAATGAGTCACCATTGGTTTTTCCGAAGAGGGCGGACAAAGAGCGGATCAGCCAGTACGATTATTTTGACCAACTCTATTTTGGCGATCACTTCAAAGCCTTTGCTATTAAGGGCGAGAAAGACTTCACGGAGCAATATAACCGGCTGCGTTATGTTGTCGCCAACTTCGCCGGCTTGATGACCCGGGTAATGGGCGACATGATGTTCGGTGAGCGCATCACGGTTGACTGTAAAGACAACAATAATCAGACGTGGCTCGATGGCTTCATGGAGGACAACGAACTGATTGCACAGCTCTATGAGTCGGAGCTCGGTAACTCCCGCCGTGGCGATGCCATCTTTAAGCTCCGTGTTGGTCCGCTTACTAACAGCCCAACGGCGCAGTCGACTGTCATTGTCGAGGAGATTACGCCGGCCATTTATTTCCCTAAGCTGGACATCAATAACGGCCGCTACACAACCAGCGAGGACGTGCTTGCTTGGACCTTTGAGCAGAACGGCAATTGCTACTTGCACAAGGAGACCCACCGGCCGGGCTACATATTCCACGAGATTTATAAATACGACAAATCACAGGGCAAAATTATCAGCACCGAAAAGCCCGAGGAGTTCGGCTATAAGCCGGTTGAGGAGACTAAGGTTGATCGCAGCCTGATTTTCCACATTCCGAACGTTCGGGACGGCTCCGGGTTCTGGGGTACCAGCGATTATAAGGACCTCACGCAGCTATTCTTTGCGTTAAATAACCGCCTCACAAAGACTGACAACATTCTTGATAAGCACTCGGATCCGATTCTGGCCGTGCCAGAGGGTGTTCTGGATGAAAATGGTCAGGTCCGCAAAGAGGCTCTTGGTATGTTCGAGGTTGATAATCAGAACCCCGGCTTTAACAAGCCTGAGTACATTGTTTGGAACGCCAACCTTGATGCTGCATTTAAAGAGATTGACAAGCTGGTTGAGTTCTTGTTCATGTTCAGCGACATTGCTCCGGGCACTGTCGGCTTCAGCAAGGAGGGCGGTCAGGCCGAGTCCGGCCGTGCGCTCAAGTTCCGCTTGCTGCGAACCATCGCTAAGGCTAAGCGCAAAAAGATTTATTACGATATCGCATTAAAAAAGATGTTTGAGACGGCGTTTGAGCTTGGAAAGGCTTGGAACATTACCATTGATGGCGTTAAAGTGGCCCAGCCCGAGAAGCCTCAGATTAATTGGTCCGATGGCGTTGTCAATGACGAGACCGAGATGATCGAGAACACTACCAGCCGCATCGATAACGGCACCATGAGCCGGTCCGATGCCATTGCTGAGCTTGATGGCATGTCGCCTGACGATGCCAAGAAAAAGGTCAAAGAGATTGATAAAGAGAACAGCATCAGCACTACCGTTCCGGAGATTGGCAAGACTCCGGGCCAAAACGCTAATACGCCGCCGGCCGGTAATCCGCAGAACAGCCCCGACCCTAAGCCCGCCGGGACACCTACAAAGGACCAGCCGCCGGTACCAGCAGGGAGGTAACCTATGGCCGACCACGGTGAGGTTAAACTTCGACAGGGCAAGATCAATAACCTGATTGCGCTTTATAAGGCTGCCTACAAAGACGTTACTGAAACTATTATGTCGGCTACCGATGCCGGCAAAATCAGTAAGGCCCGCACGATGGCCACGATTAAGGTCCGGCTCGAGGAGCTGGGCGTGGATGTGGATAAGTGGGTAAAGGCCGAAATCCCGCAGTATTACTTGGACGGTGCGAACGTTGCGCTGTCGGATCTGAAAAAGATGGGCGTTGATATCAGCTCCGGCAAGGGGCTGGCCGCTATAAACAAAGATGCCATCGCCGCTCTAGTTGATGACGTTTCGTTATCGTTTGCGCAGGGTATTACCGGGATTTATCGGAACAGCCAGCAGATTCTCGATGATGCTCTCAAACAGCAGCTTAATTTCATAATCGCTGACGGCAAGCTGCAGGGCTCGGCCCTCAAGACCGTTTCATCTGCAGTCAGCCAACGTCTGGCCGATGACGGCCTGTCGGCTATCGTGGACCGGGGCGGCCGGTCATGGGCTTTTGATACTTATGCCGAGATGCTGGTCCGGACAAAGGCTGTGGAAAGTCGCAACCTCGGGCTGGCCAATAAGATGCTGCAGAACGGCTACGATCTGGTGCAGGTTTCTGATCACAGTTCGGACCATCCGGCTTGTGCCGATTGGGAGGGGCAGATTCTATCTGTGACCGGCAACACGCCGGGCTATCCTACGCTTGACGAAGCCGAAGCATCTGGGTTGTTCCATCCTAACTGCCAGCACGCAATTAATGCCATTAACCCGGACATCGCTGAGCTCACGAACATGTACGATAACCCATTCAACTACGAGGATCCGGAAGCCTACGAGCAGCCGTTTAAGAGTTTGGGCGCAGCCGGCGAGAGTCGCCAGCACATTACGGTTTACCACGGTGGCGGTGAGGGCTCGTTTCCAAAGGACGGCACGGATCTATTCGGTAATGCCTTTTATGTTTCCCGGGACCGCTCGGTTGCCAAAGAGTTCGGCGACACCGTGGAGAAGACCACGCTCAATATCTTGCCCAGCAAGGTCATGACCATTGATTCGGATGCTGAGTATAACAAGCTGATCATGGAAAGCATTAAGGCCAACCCGGGCATGGATATTCAGAAAGCCATCCCGACTTATGTGCGGTCCATTGGCTATCAGGCCATTGAGGGCACCGAAAACTACGACCGGCTTGCCGGCATTGCGGTCTTTGACCGTAACCTCTTAAAATAGGCCCCTTGATTGACTTGTGCACAGCCTGTGTATAAAATTGCGAGTGTAATAAGTATTTAATCCAATGAGTGGACGACGATACCACGTAAAAAACGGAGGAGAATCAAATGCCCGAACCTACACAACCTAGCAACCCATCTAATCCACCGGCTCCAACGCCACCAGCAGGTGACCCAACGCCGCCGGCTAATCCGGGGACGACTCCCCCGGCCAACCCGCCAGCGTTCGATGCATCCAAGCTGACACGAGAGCAGGTGAATCAGGTGCTTGAAAATCCCGAACTGTGGAGTAATCCACGGATCGCTGCACTTGTCGAGTCCGATAAAAACTTGAAAAAGTTACAAGAGGACAAGCAGAAAGCTGAAGATGAAAAGCTGAAAGCTGACAAGAAATGGGAGGAGCTCTCCACTAAAAAGGAGGAGGAGAACCAGCAGCTGCGGGATCAAATCAAGAATTCCAATATCAACCAAGCTCTTACGAGTGTTCTTGTTAAAGAGAACGTGGTTGATCTGGATGGTGCGCTGAAACTCATTGATAGGAGCAAAGTTTCTGTCGATGACAACGGTACGGTCAGTGGTGTTCAAGACGCAATTGATGCTCTCAAGGCAGAAAAGACTTATTTGTTTAACGGTAGTTCACAACCCACAGTTGGTAACCCGAGCAACCCGACTCCCGGCAGTCCGTCTGGACCTATGAAGTTCAAGCGGTCGCAACTGACTCAAGAATTCATTAATGCCAACAAAGACGAGGTGTATAAGGCTATGAACGCCGGCCTCATCGAGGATGATGGACCGCCACCTGCCGGTCAATAATTCCGTCAATAGCAATTTTTAAGATTCTTGGAGGATCTACTCATGGCTGAATTAAACAGCACAAACAATGCCGTTTGGATCCCTACTGAGATTATCGCCAATCAGACTCTTGGAGCTCTGGGCGCATACCTCAATTTGGGCCGTACCGTCACCAAAGACTCTGAGCTAACTACTCAGCAAGTCGGTGCGACAATTTCCGTACCTAAGAGAGGGGCTGTCACTTCCAACAGCTTGGCTGAAAACGGTTCTGTAAATGTTCAGAGCACTACTGGTACCGATGTTCAGGTTACCTTGACTAACCATCAAGAAGTAACCATTTCCGAGCTTGACTACACTCGTAGCTTGCAACCCGGTTCTGTACTTCCCGGCTATCTTGAGGATGGTATCTTGGCTTTGGCCGAGGATATCGAGTCTGCTCTTGCTGCTCTTTGGAGCGGTGCTGCATTTAACAACGATGCTGCATCCGGTGGCGTGGCCGCTACAATTCTGGACGACTTCATTGGCATGCAAAAGGGCCTATTCGACCGCCGTGTTCCCGTTCTTGCTAAGAGGTACGCCTACGTTTCGACAGGCGTGCACGCTGCAGCCCAGAAAGCTGAAGCATTCATCGATCCGAAACTTATCCCGAATAACAACGCTCTTACTGAGGGAACCGTTGGGCGTATTTCCGGCTTTGATGTATTCGCTGGCCAGTTAGTAGTTAAAAGTGGTAGCCCGGGCGTGTACCGGAACCTGTTCTACACCAAGAACGCTATGGTTCTTGCTACCCGACCTCAGCCGCTACCTGATCCCGGTCTTGGCGCAGTTGGTTCTAACGTCATCGATGGCAACGGCATTGCGATGCAGGTTGTCAAGTCCTACAACGCCAGCAAACTGGCCAACCAGTTTACTGTCCACGTTGTATTCGGTGTCGCAACCCTCGACAACCGCCAGTTCGGTGTGCTCGACTCTACTGTCTAACCGTAGGCTGCCAAGCCTCACACAGAAAGAGCCCCATCTCGGGGCTCTTTTGCTATACTGAGATTGTACTCATCGTAAGCCAAAGCGGGCATACGGGCCGGGCTGTAAAATACCGGACGACTCCTTTCCCCGAACGCCATCCACTAAGGGTGGCGTTTTGGGTTGTAAGGTTTCTCGCAGATTAAAGGTTGCGATTTCGCTACCATTAAAAAGTTATCAACTAACGGAAAGGAGTCACATGGGCAAAGACGTTAACCCTAACGCCAACAAACCCGCCGATGATCCGAACACACCTGACGTTGATTCAGACGGAAATATCCAGAAAACCCCACAGGATAAGCCGCCTACACCAAATTAGTTTTCTGCCATGAGTACCGTCCCCCAAGCCGGCCTTTCGAGGCCGGTTTTCTGTGTGATATAATTCGGGCATGATAGCTGCTAGGATCGGTTCGAGTTTAGTAATGGCACACTCTTGCCTAGCAGCGGGGTGTGCCTTTTTTGAACTGGAGACTGTATGCTTTTAATCACTCCCGATGGCCGTCCGATGGACATTGACGATGACTACTGGGTTAACTACTGGAAAAAACAAGGCTATCGTGAGGCGACTCCGGACGAGGAGGCAAACTACCGGGTTGAGATGGAGCGCAAGTTTGCGGATGCCGCCGAGGTTGATACTGGCATGACCAATATCTTTTATCAGACTGTGGCTCCCGGATCCGATGGTTACGGCATGAGCCGGGACATTCTAAAAACCGAGCTCTATCGGCATGGCGTGATCTTAAACGAGAACTACGAGGGCCAAAAGGTCGGCATGCTTTATTCGTACCCCAACGGCCTTACTCAGATGCACAATGATGTGCGCCTCTGCATGACCATGTTCGAGTCCGATAAGATTCCCGAGGACTGGCCGGAGTACTTGTCGATGGCTAATGAGATTATCGTTCCGAGCAAGTGGGTGGCTGACACGTTTGCCCGGGCCGGTATTAAGACCACTGTTGTGCCGCTCGGCTATAACGACCGGGTGTTCCGGTATGTCGACCGGCCGATTCCGGTTGAGCACAAGCAGCCGTTCACGTTTATTCACTACAACAGCTTTAACATCCGCAAGGGCTTTACCGAGGTTTTGGAGGCGTTCACGCAGGAGTTTAAACCAAATGAGCCGGTTCGCTTGATCTTGAAAACAACTGAGCGCAAGCCACCGTTCCCGCTTGTTAAAAGTGAGTATCCCAATATTGAGGTCATTGCCGGGTCCATCCCAGAGGGTGAGCTGGCTACGCTTCTGGGCCGGGCGAATTGTATGGTCTATCCATCCCGGGGCGAGGGCTTTGGTATCACGCCACTCGAGGCTATGGCCACCGGCTTGCCGGCGATTGTTCCAAATGCCCACGGCATCAGCGAGTATTTCAATGCCAATTACATGCTCGAGGTAAAGGCTCCCGGCCGTTGCCCGGGGCTCTACCATCGTTTTAAAGGCACTGACGTTGGCGAGATGGTCATTTGCGACATTAAGGATCTGCGCAAACAAATGCGCTACGCCTATAACCACCAGACCGAAATGTACGAGCTCGGCAAGGCAGCCAGTGAGTACGTTAAGGCGTACACCTACCAGCACACGGCCGAGCGACTGGCAGTTGTTCTTAAACGCTGGTCAGGGGCCGA